AAGCAGAAAATCTTAAAAAATATAAAATCATGGGTCACGAAGGACAAAAATGTCCTTTTGGTGACTGTGGACATACGACTGGTGATATGGAAGACTTTCAAACCCATACTAATACAAAACATCCACTCAGACATGGTAAAGGTGATTATAGTTTTATGCATTACCCTAAAGATCATCCAAACACTAAAAGAATGAGAGAGTGGGATAGAGATATGGCAGGACAGAAAAGATCACAAGAAGAAAAGAAAGCAGACCATTCAAACTCAATGGGAGATCAACATTCTATGTATAATCAAAATACTGGTAGAGAGACATGGATTGGACAGGGATTACCACAGCCAACAGAGACTACTATATGCGAACCATCAATAGAAAGTGAGGGTAAATGCGTTGAACAAGAGAAACCAGTAGATGATTCTGGTGGAAGAGCGAAACCAAACACAACAGGACATCATGCTAATACAGGAGATAATACACCTGCAGGAGTGCCAAAAAACGTAAAAGATGAAAGTAAACTTGATAGAGAGGGAAAACATAAGCAAAAAGTGGCATTTTTTGAATATTTATACGCAGATTTGAAAAAAGTAGAAGAAGGACAGTTTGGAGCAGGTCAGAGAGGCTTAGGACATGATGGAGGAAGTAAACAAGGAAGTGGACAAAGCGCTCAAATTACACCTGTAAGAGAAGAAAAGAAAACACCAAAATCTATATAAACTACACTTATAAATAAATACTAACATCATGGCAGACAACGAAGAAAAACCAAATTTCGAAGAAAGCTCTGATGACAAAAAAGAAGAAGAAACAGAAGAGAGTTCTGAAGAATCACAATCGGAAGAGCGTGAAGACTCAGAAAAATCATTCGTAGAAGCAGTCAAATCGACATTCGGAGACATCTCTGAGCAATTAAGCACAGTAGTTGACTCCCAAAAAAGCATCATTGACGCTGTAAGCTCTATCAATGGTAGAGTGAAAGCACTCGAAACACCAAGCGACTTACCACTGAGTCCGAAAGGCACTCAAGGTGGAGACGATGTTGGTGCTTCAGTAAAAGTTCCAGAAGAACCTTATCCACAAGGCGTTCAAGCCAAACTGGATGATGACGGAAAGGAAACAACCAATGATCAATCAAAACTGTCAATTCAGGGAGCTATAGGCAAATCTGAATTAGTTCAGAAATCTGAACATACATTTACTACAGAAACTCCAAGACCAAACGCAGCCTTGGAAACAGTGGATAAATCTGCACCTGACCTCAGTCCAATACTGAAAGATGCAAGAGAAGCTGGCTTTGAGTCACTTTCAACAGTAGCTCAAAACATTCTGAAAGGTAAATATTATCAACCAACAGCAGACGAGGTAGGTAGATACTAATGGTTCAGATAAGAACGATTGACGAGTTAGAAGCACTGTATTACGGATATAATAGAAACCTTTTAAGAAAAGCTGATGCACCAGCAACAACCTCCACAGCAGGCGTTTTCAACGCAATCTTTGGAGCATATGCATGGGCGCAACTCAACTTAGAAGCAAACGCATTCGGCATTTTACCCAAGTACCCTTGGGATAAATCTGGATGGAGGGTTATTACTGCAAAGCCTACACTGAACACTACAAATGCTAACACAGCATTAGGTGGTACAGCAGAAGGTGGACTCATTGCTGAGACCGTAAAACCAACACTACAAGAAATTGATGTTAGACCAAAGACAGCACAACTGCCTTTCTCAGCATCAGAAGTTATGGAGTGGTTGGCTACACACAGCAAAGACGACATTTGGGGTGGACTTGGTTCACTTCGATTGTATATGGCAGTACAACACAAAGAGTTCCTTAATAGGATGCTCTTAGCAGATGTTGAAGGTAACGTATCTTCAGGCGCATTCGGAGGCACAAAAGACTTTGAATCACTTGACAGAATTGTTTCATCTAACGCAGAAGAAACTGCACTAGGTGGATCAGGCTCAGGAGAATATGATCCTTGGGCTGCAAACGCAACCATTGACAGAGACTCTAGTTCAGCATTCGATTGTACAGTAGAAAGTGCAAGTGGCACTATCGGTACAAACGGTGTTTTGACAGACGACACTTTACGAACTTTCCTTAGAAAGATACGTATCGCTGCAGGTAAAGACCCAAACGTGTTCTTAGGCTCTCACGAAGTATACTCCGAGATACAAGGTCTATACATGCCTTCAGTCCGTATTCCAAACCCATACGGTGAAAGCTTAGTACAGATTGATGTAAACGGAATCCAGACCTTCAAAGGTACTGGCGTTGGTATACATGTGGACTCCATTTATGGAATTCCATTCATTCCAAGCAAAGATGCACCAAGCGACTCTGGTGATTCAAGTGAAATCGGCAGATTATTCGCATTTGATACATCCGATGCAGAGGGATATGGTTATCCAAGAATTGGAATTCAGATCGCAATCCCAACAGAATACTATGAGGCAACTCGCAGAAGTCCAGCATATCCATTTGTCAACAATGCATTTGTTGAGAAAGGTGTATTCAGGACTATGGGAGAAACTGTTTGTAGACACTTCAAGTCACAGGGAAAAATAAGAGATATCAAACTCTAGTAGTTTATATCCAAACCTTTTTTTTTATTTAAACTTATAAGTAACCATATATATTATTATTAATGTTAGTCTATATTATTGTAATGGGAATTGTCGGAGGGTTAATGATATATCTCCTTAGAAGGTCAAACAAGAATGATCATTTTAGTTTTTCATTAAAATGTAAAGACTGTGGTTATCACAAAGGAATTTTGAAATGTGTTAATTGTGAAGATAGAAATAAAGATAAATGGCGATAATCTTTATAAGCATAAAATAAAACCTCAGATTATGACAATACAAATTCACCACGCTGATAAATTGGCGAAGGCAAGAGATTTGATCCTCATATTCCTATTTGGAAGTATTCTAGTGGAATCACTAACAGGAATACACCTATTAGGCAAGTGGTGGCAATAATCTTTATAAGTCTTAGGTATTTACAATATCTATGGCATTAACAATCAGTACATCAGATTGGACAAACGCTAACGTGAGAAAGACACACTCATGGCAAGCTGCTTTGACTTCAAAGCTGCGAGTATATGCTATCAAAGTCACCTTCGGTGCTTCTGATAACTATGCGACTGGTGGTGTTTCAGCCGACTTAAAACTAGGTCGAAGAGTAAAAACACTAGTAGCAGTAATTCCGACTTATACGGACTCGCTAAGAGAAGTAGTATACGACAAAGCAACAGAAAAGATTAAACTCTACGATGTGGGTGGATCAGCAACAACACCATTTACAGAGACACCAAACACAAGCTCTGCTTGTGCATCTAAAACATTCGAGTTTCTAGTTATAGGCTACTAGAGTCCAAAAACAGCCCTTTTTTTTTTCTTAAAGTTTATATAATTGTATTATATGAATAAAGTATGGTAGAACTCAATCATAATGTAGTATCTTTCAACTCAGACACACTTATAAAAGGAAGTCATGGAGTTATTGTAGCAGTGTTTATCACTAAGGTAGGCTCTGGTTCTGACAAGGTAGTATTCAAGAATGGAACTACATCAAGTGGTACAACAGAATTCACATTGTTTACAGCAACACAGGGAACATATGTACAGATAAACAGAAGATTTGAATCTGGTATCTATGCAGACGTTACAGGTAACGCTGAGATAACAGTAGTATTCAAGTAATCAAACTTAAATACGAACAAGTTTATCGTTATATATGGCAACAACGTACTGTAGTGTAGAAGATGTATCTGATTTTCTAAGAGTTCCTATTACAGCAACAACTACGCCTAATAAGACTCAGGTTGAAAAAATCATCAACAGGAAGGAGGATGAGATTGACCGAAGAATGGGTCATGCTTGGAGATCAACAAAAATATACAACGAAAGACATGATTTACCACTACTTTATACATTCGGATGGGGTACTCCATTATGGCTACAACATAGAAATATTTACGATTTAGATGCTAGTGAGGGAGATAAGGTAGAAATATGGGAAGGTGCTTCTGATTCATACAATGATATTTTAGGATCAAATCAATGGTATAACATGGATTATCAATATGGAAGATTATATCTCAGAGGTTTTATATTTTCAATTTTAAGAAAGAATAGGGTTAGAATATCTTACAGATATGGTGGAGAGAAATTTTCAGGAGATACAACAATACCAAATGATATAGAAGACATATGTGTTAAACTTACAGCCATAGACCTTCTTACAACAAGCTTCAGAATGGATAGGCTACCAGTAGGTGGTAACTCAATGTCTTGGGGAGATATGATTAAAGCATGGAAGGAAGACATAGAGCAATGTGTAATAAATCGTAGAGAAGCTTTTGTGATACCATAATGAAATTAACAGGTCTTAAGGGATTATTTTCTGAAATAAAAGAGGCTTTCATACAAGAAGTCGCAGAACCAATAGCAAGAAAACTAGGAAAATCTACTGCAGAAATAATATCTTCAAAAGGCGAGATTGAGATTGAGGGAAGTTTTACAGCAGCAGAAATAAACATGGTAGGAGCAACAACACCGTATGATATAGGTGATGCTTTCTCTGAACAGGTAGAACCAGAAATAGTATTAACTTTTGTCACTAGAAATGATGGAAAGGTGTGTCAGATATGTGAATCATTTAAGGCAGAACATGATACTCTAAGCACAGCAAGTGATAGTGATAAGAAATTATTAGAGGAACATGGTGTTATGGTAGGATTGGAAAGACAAGCATTCTCATTACATCAAAACTGTAGGTGTCAGCTAGTCAGAGGAGTGGAGAAGAGGGCTAAATGAGTTCAGCAATTTACACAGCATTAAACGACATGGTAAGCATGTTAAAGGATAACTGGACAGACGGACAAACACCAAATATCAAGGCTATTTGGGAAGAGAAATCAGCAGGGTTTATAGATGATAGGAGAGACATGATACTTGTATATCCTAAAAATGAGTCTATAGAATACTTCGGTTTGTATGGATCTGACTTTCTTCATGTGGTAGATATAGCAATAGAAGCTAGATCATACATGGATCAGGAGAAGATAGACAACGTAAATAAGGAGATTTTGAGGATAATTAAGGCAAATATACGAAGAACAGGCTTTATTGACCTTCTTGTGGTATCAACTATATCACAGAACGATCAGCTAAGGAACATGTTCAAACATGTGGTAAACGCGAGATATAGGATAGATAACCCATGATGAGAAATCTTTATAACCTTAAACGGATAAACAAGTGATATAATGGTACGAACTGGTGCATTTGCATATGCAAAATATGGCTACGAAACAACTTTCGCTACAGCAGTCACAGCAGACAAGAAATTTGGCTTGCAGGACAAGGTAGGAAGTTGGACTTTAACAAATAATAGGATTAATTTAGCACAACTAAACCAGATAGAACCTAATAAATTCGCATATGGACAGCAACAGGGAACACTTTCAATGAACTATGTTCTGAGCAACCCTTGGGTTTTCGGATCAATTTATGGCACACCATCAGTAGGATCGGTATCAAACGGAGTTGCAACACACTCATACCCACATGCCTCAAACGGTCAGCCAAAAAACGTAAGATCATCAACAGTCGAAGTAGCATTTGACGCATCAGATTCAGGTTCTGGTGACATAGTAAGAACTTTAAAGGGTTGTGTAACAAATTCATTAGCATTATCTACAACAGTAGGACAAACTGTTGACGTAACACAAGATATGAGTTACGGTAAGGAAGACGCACCAGCGACAACATTTTCAGGAGGTAACGCACCAGCAAAACCAACAAATGAATTTCCATACACATTCGCGCACGCAAGATTAAAAGTAGCAGATGCTGTAATAGCACAAGTTCAGGATTTGGATATTACATTCACACAGAACTCTGATATGTTATGGGGTCTTAACAGTCACCAAGCAGTATCATCTTATAGGAGAGTGTTTGACATTACTGGAAGATTCAGAGCGTCATGGCTTGATAAAACCAGATTAGAAGATGTATTAAATCAGGTTGAGGCAGGTACTTCTGGAAACTTTGTTGAAACTGCAGGAGGCACTGTAGAACTTGAGATAGTTTTCACCAATGGTCAATCAGGAGCAAACCTAAAAACAATAACAATACTAGGAAGTGGTCTAGCACCAACTAATATAAACATCACAGGAATAGAGCCTGTTGAGCCTGTATTCGAGGAAATTGAATGGCAGGTAAAATCATGCACAGTTTCATGTGACAACTCTATATCAGCAGCAGAAGAGTAATCATAAGATTTATAAAGAGCATTACATTTCATTAGTGTAATAATGGCGATACAAAGTTTTGAGATAGACTACGAAGGAAAAAAAGAGATTGTTGAATATGAAGATGACCTTGCATTTGGGGAGCTAGAAGCGATTCTAAATCAATGTCTCGACCTATCTGACGTAACGAAACCAAAAGTTAACTTACCTCAGTATAGACAATCCATACTGTTAAAGGCAGTGCAAAAAGCACCTTTTAATATAGACCTTCCTACGATACGAAATCTCAGAACTAGTGTTGTCAACCAAGTTTTAAAGGGGGTTTTAAAGGACTTCCCTTTAGTAAAATTTTTAGAGGATTGGGTGGGAACGTTCATAGGCACGCAGGAAGATATCAATATAGAGCAAGTGTCTACTACTTCTTCGCGAAAGAATTCGGCTGGGAACAAGAAAAAGTAGACAGGCAATCCATCAGTTATCTTAGTTTAATAATAGATAAATGGAATGAAGAGATGAGAAAGTCTAAGGGTAAAATGCCTCCAATGCCTCGAAAACTTAAATAACTATAAGTTAAACACTATTATATGGTTAAAAATATCAAATTTGACGTTGACATATCTTCAGGTTCACTGAAAAAACTTAAACAGACTTTTGAGAATTTAGAAGTCAGTTTAGACGAATCTGCAGTAAAAGAACTAAACGAACAAATGATAGACCTAGGAGGAGTTATTGCAGAAAATACAATGACAATAAGGGATTTAATTGAAAAGTTTAGGTCTGGTGGTGGAGGTGTAGGAATTGGTGATACAGGCGCTCCTATGGGTGGAAGTAGTAAGATTCTAGAACAAATAAGGGATATGTTGGCAGATAACGGAGCTAGATTAAAATCTTTAGCAGATATAAACGAGGGTGGAATTAATGAAGCAGCACACACAAGATTAAAACAACTGAGTAGGTCTCAAATGATACTTGACGATCAGCTCAAGACAAAGAGAATATGGATGAGAGCAATCGTTGGTGGTGGTGGTGGTCAATCTGGAATTATGAGAGCATTACAAGGTGCTGGTGGAGCGATATTTGGAAAGTTATCTGAATCTGTTGCAGATGTTTACAATTATCAACAACACAAAGGAGATATTAAAAAAGAATTTACTGGTGGAGCTACAGGAGGAATGTTATCTCCTGATCAAAAGAAAGGGATTGCAGGTAATTATGGTATTCAAGGAGATTTAGACAAAGTTTCAAAGAGGGCTGAAGGTAGAATGGGAAAAGTGTTAGGTAAATTAGGTGGGGGTAAAGGTATGAAAATGGCAGGAGCTGTAGGATTAGGAGCTTTAGGATTAGCATCATTAGCAAAGAAAGGATTTCAAGCATTAGTAGAATCATCTCCAATGCTCAAGCAAATGATGAAGATGTTGAATTTTGGTGTCATGATGATATTAAGACCAATAGGTGACTTTTTCGGATTCTTCTTAAGACCAATATTTGTTTACTTGTTAAGAAAGTTTATCATACCATTCTATCAGACATACCTACCTATGATGCAACAAATGGGAATGGATTTGGGAGAAACTGTAGTAGGGTGGTTAATGGCAATAGGA